GAGCCAGACTTCCTGTGTAGTACCGTCAGCGTTACTGCGTCCGTGTTGACCTAAGTACCAAAAGTTTTCAGGAGCTTGAATAGAGTAAGACCCTGCCGTGTAGTAGTCTACGAGCATCAGATGAGAACTAGCCGGTGTAAATGAAGTAACGCCTGAATTAAGCTCCATCGCTGAATTTGGTACTTGTGCGTAAGAGCCGCCTGTAGTGCCTGCGGTTCTACGCCAGAATTTAAGCACAATCGGATCGCCTTCTACAATCAGCGACCAACGCTCAGGGATCATAATCTTACGGTTGGTAACGCTATTTACAGTCAGAGCTGGACGCATAGCCAACATCGGGGTATCTGTCGCTGTTGTAACGTCATGTTTAGCGCCAGCCACACCGAATTTCTCGGTGCGCTTTTTACGGTCTGGTAGCAACTGGCCTTCTGTTTTCACGGCTGCGCACACCATTTTTATGCGTGAAGGAGAACCTGAAGTGCCTGTATTTTCAATCTCAACACGTAATGGCAGGGTTGCTGTAGTCATGTAAGCGCCGGTATTGGCGTTGGCATTTTCAATCGTATGACAAGTTACACGCGAACCATCTGGGGCTAGAACGCCAAAACGTACACGACCTCCACCAAGCCACTGCATGTCCATCCACAGAACCTGAAGTTTGTCAGGGTGTAGCTGCATACCTGACAAGTTACCAAGACCGCCAGTGCCGTCCAGTTTATCGCCGTTCCAGTTAGTTTGCGCTATGCGTGTGTCAACAACCGATCCAGTAACCTTGCTACGCAGCACAACGTAAATATCAGTGCCGTCCATTTCAAAGAACACGCCGTTCTCGTCGTCGAAGTAGCCTGATCGCCTGCGCACATTGGCCTTACCAGAGTCGCCAGCTACCGCGGTCATTTCTATAAGCTGAGAGTAACCGGGCTGGTATAAATGGTATTTGTGCGAAGTTCTGGTTACGCGATCACCGGCTGCTGTACCAACGTCAAGCGCAATAGAGGCTTCATCTGGTAAATGAGTAATCGTGCCAGTGCCGGAAATATCATCCCAGAACTCGTTAGGCAGTGTGTCATAGTGGAAATCGTAGAAGCCTACCATCCACGGTGTTGTCATGCGAGACAACCCAAAAGCGTCAAGCTGCTGCGGGCCGTCGTCAAAACGAATGTAAGCAGAGCCTTTTGAGTCAACAAACTGCGCATTGTGTGGATTATTAGCGCCACACAGATTTACCGCAGAAGAATGAACGTCATGTAAATCTACAGCTTCAGCTACTTTTATAAGGTTTACTTGTAAGTCTTCTCCTACGATGAACTGTGCATCTTCTGCTGAAATGAGCGGCACAACACTTAGCGTACCATTAGATGTGGTATTGCTTTCAGCTTTAGCTACAACTTCGCCGTGCGCGCCGGAGGTTGCGCCTACTACCGTATCGCCTAAGTTTATGGCGACTACACCATTGTTATACTCAAGATGAACGTGTCGGAACGTCTGCGTGCGCTTCCCTGCGCTGTCTGGCGGCAAACGAATGTTGCTAGGGCCACCGAAAATCGAATCATTAACCGCCATGTGTTTCTCCTATTATGGGTTCGCGTAGTTACGTTCTTTAGCGGCAACGAGCGAGTAGTTCTGTCCAACTTTGCGCTCAATAATACCAGTAGTTACCACGTACTGCGCGTCTGACAGCCCAATCGCAACAATGGTAATCGGCGCGTCAGAGCCGTCTGAACCTACGCCTCTCTGTACGTTGCCATCGTAGTCAAAGTCAAACGCGATGCTTGGGTTGCCAGATACGTTACCAGCAATGTCTACGCCTGCGTTGTTATCAACAATAATGGCGTTCACAGTACCAAAGTTGTTGCCAGCCGGTGTATCTGCTGCGCTGTCATTAGTAAAGAACATCCAATACTGAGCTGAAGCGTCGTCCTGCAAAGTTTGCGAGAAGTTGATTGTGCCAGCAGCGACGAACGGGAATGTACGCTCAGCGCCTGTATCGTCACGGAATACAACCGAGTTGATGTCGTTTGAATCAAGGTTGTCACCGTCAAGCGCAACACCCCAAGTACCGCTGTTGATGGTCTTGGTTTTGAACGTGTCACCAACGTACTCTGCTAACGAGTCAGCAAGAAGGCCGTTTACTGTGCCAGCGCCGTTATCAATGTCGCCATCTGTGCGAAGCTGATCCTGAATAAACGCGTAGGTCTTGGATGCTGTCGCGCCGTTAGGGTCGATAACAACGTGGAAGTTGTACGGGCCACCAGACAAGTCTGAAGTCAGGAACGAGCTTGAAGACACTGGGGTAGCGGAGTACGTAATTGTCATGCCGGTGTACGGCGACTGGTCAGAGTATTTCAGATCATCCGCTTCTGACAGCGGGAATCGGTAGGCAATGTAGGTCAGTGTGCTTACACCGATGTCAGCCGTTGTAACCTGACCGAATGTTTTGCCTTGGATACGGATAAATGCAGTAAGAACCTCTGCGCGTTTATCAAAGTTACCGTTTGAAGCGTCACCGTAAATCTGTACGGCTTCGTCAACAGGGCCAGCGTAAGTAAAGTCAGTCTTTGAAGCATCTGAAGCGAAAGCGTAGTAAGCCTTGTCGCCTACTGTTTTGCTGGTTGCGTCAATGTTACCGAGAGAAATAAAGCCCATGTACTCACGGGCGATAACGCCGCTGACACGTTCTGCCCAGCCGCATGTACGGATAAGTTTGCGTGTCGCGTCGTTAGCAGGTGCCCAGTCGTTGATAAATTCAAACGATTCAGGCGTGATTGCTTCCATCGGGAACAGGAACGGAATTTTGGTAGCATCCGTTTTCCACTGTTCTTTAAGGTAAGAGTAAAGTGCTTGCCCGGTTACACCGTCAGCAGACAGGTTGCCAGCAACGTTCAGGGTAATTGTTTTACCGGAAGTATCAATAGTAACCTCTGTTGCACTGAGGTCTGTTGGGTCGTTAATAAGTGCCATTTAGGGACTCCTATGGGTTTGAATACCAGCGATCATAAACCTGTTGGACGGGTAAGCTGGCATCCGCCGACCCCAACAGTACGTTACTTAGTCTCAGATACTGGTAGCTGACGTTGTGTATCACAATATCAACGTAGGTGTTTGCCGCATAGGTGTAGGTGTACCCAAACGTAGTGCCGGAGTTCTCAACTCCATCCAGTTCTGTCTGAGTGCCCGCTGAGTAGAAGCGCACCTCTGAGTTTGTCTTTAAACCTGTCAGTGTCAGTGTAACCTGACCTGATACAACATTTACTGTTCCACCGCCTGTGTTATATACAGAAGGCGTTGAATATCCTGCTGCTACGTTAATAGTTAGAGGGCTACCTGTATCAGTATAATTAACAAGTATAGTCTCATTTCCTGATGAGCTTGCCGTATATCCTGAATCTGTATTCTGCCAGTTGAGCGTTGTACTTGATGAAATCGTACCGAGGTTAACCGCATGACCTGTTCCGTCTGAAATAAACGTACAGTCGTCAATATCAGCAAGACTTCCAGATACCGCGATAGACGCCGAACTATTCTGTATCGTACAGCTAGTCAGCTTTCCAGAGCCGGATAAAGTAATCTGCCCTGACGTAGACCACGTACAGCCAACGGCTTCTATGCTAAGCGACGTAGCTCCGCAATTTGTGAAACTCGTCGTCTCAAACGTAGGCGTAGTAACCGTTGGCGTGACTGTAATTGTACCCATGTCAATAAAGGCGCTTGAAACCAGTGACAGGCTGTTTAGTGATGAACTAATATCAAGCTCTGCTCCTGAGCCGCCAATGGTCTTGCAAACAAGCCCCGCTATATCAATATCGGTGTTACCCGTACCTTCCTGCGTCTTCAGCTTGTATAGGCTTCCAGTTACGTTTCGGTCTGGGAAAACAATAGTCTCATTCTCTGAAACAATATTTGCGTTGTTTGAGCCTGAGCTACCTAGAATAATCTCGCATGGGGCAAACAACACACCGTCAACGTATTTCAGGATGAAATACTCGTTAGTCGCATCGTTTGTTGCGGCATCAAGTAGCGAAACAGCCTCGGATGCCGAAGAATAAATCTCAAGCCCGTCGGCATATCGCCAGTTATCACACCATACGTTTGCAGGTACGTTTCTTGGCTTGGCGCTGGTGTTGACGCGTACGCCTACTTGGGTAATAGAGGACAGCGTAACCGTTGGGAAATTGGTGCTGTTTACTGCAACAATCAAGTCCGCCCAGCCACCGGCGTACTCTGTATTTGTCGTAAAGTAGTTAAAATAATCGGTATTTGACCCGTCAGATAGATAGACCTGAACAGGGTTTGAAGTAGAGAAATAACCTGTATAAGTACAGTTCCACTGCAACCTGATATGCTGTGAACCGTTAAAATTCCAAGAACCAGCCACCCAAAGGTCGTTCGTACCGTTATTAGTCTGCGCACAAGCGACAGAGTTACTGCCCTGTGTCTTAATATCAGGCTCAAGCGAAAATGTATCGCCGTTCCAGCCAGTTGTAGACTCGGCAAGAGATATAGTTCCGCTGTTTGTTCTTGTCAGAGCAACCATTATTTACCCTGAAGCATGGCCTCACGTTTGGCTACGGCTTTCTCTCGGTTACGCACGTTCTGCTCTCGCAAGTCCAAATGCGCTTCTCTCGTAGCAGCTTCTGTCATAAGAACCGTTGCCTTGGCTTTCAGTGCTTCGGCTTCTGCTAGAATTTTAGCTGCCTTATCCATAGTTTAGATATTTGTTGCAGTATCTATATCAGCATAGTCTACAAGAATCTCTGCAATCGCATCTTCAAGCGCACTCAGCGCTGTTACGCCAGCCGTTTTACCGCTCTGACCTTTAGCTATGGCTTTAGGCAGGAAGTCGTCTATCGTAATAGACTCCATTGAGCTGTCGTAAACACGTAGTCCATCGTCGTCTACACCGTAGGTCTGGTACTGAATATCTACCTTGTAGACGGGATCAGGTGCATCATCACGGACGCGAGCCTGTGTTATTTCGATCTTGTGAACAAAAATACGGTCAAGCTCAGGGCTTTTTTTGACCTTTTTGCCTGTAATCTGGATTGCCATTAGTCAAATACCACTTGGTCTGATGCTATACGAACGTTGAACGGGCCTTCCGTGCTGGTGTATTCAGCGCCCCAATCGACGATACAAATAGCCTTGTTGCCTTTAGAGGCGTTAATAATCATGTACCCGCGAGCGGTAATCGTGCTGTTAGGCAGCGTCACAGAGTCAAACGTCAAGCAACCCGCGCCCCTGTCTACCCAGACCTTTGGATTTTTCAGAGGCATACCGCCTTGACGGTAGCCTTTGCCGCTTACTTCTCCTTGCGGAATATAGCCCACACAACAATCATCCAGATCAGCGCTTGAGCCATATAGAACAATTCGATATTGGTCATCTAAAGTATGTACTCCTGCTAAGAAGTCAGCTTTAGCCTGTGCTGGTATGCAGGTCTGAATCATTTAGCACTTACCGCGTTTACCTGATGACTTCTTAGGAGGAAACGCGCTGCGTTCTTTCTTCTCTTTAGCCATACGAGCTTTAGGAGACATTTTGGCTTCGCGCTTTTCTTCCTTCTTAGGTTCTTTCTTTTCTGAATACTTTTTCATGCTTACTTCCCGTTGGGTCTTGAGCTAACGTAATTAGATTCTCGTCCACCTTGAGCTGAGCCGTCAGCTTGGATACTTTTCGGCTTGGTTTTAGTAGCACCGGTGATCGCACCATTCTGGTCACGCTGAAATTCCACATTCTCTTGCTCCGGTTGCATCTGTGCCTGCATCATCGCCATCTGCATCGCCTGCTGCTGGGCTACCTGCTGCTCTATCTGCTCTCGCGTAGGAACCAGACGGTCAACATTAGTATTGAGATTGCTAGCCAGATCACGCATAAGCTCGGCAGTTCCCGGCAGGCCAACAATTTGTTGCGCAACAGGACTTTCCAGTACAAGGCGTAGAAACTCAGTTTTACGCACTGCCTCTGCCTCTTTGACGACGAGTGACATAGCGCCCTTAGCTTCGATCTGCACGTCACCGATAAGGTCTGGATCATCTGAATACCTTAAATTACGTTGGTACTGACGCTCCAACATTGGTGTAATCACGTCATGGTCAATGTTGTTGATAACTTGTTTGATGGACTTGCCAGCGTTTGAAATCAGCATGGACAGGCCGGAAGATGTACGACCAGCTCCGGGCACATGCTCACCCGACATATAGCGCGGGATACCTGTTACTTCGTCAGCAATATTCAGGAACCGGTCAAAGACCGCCATCAGCTCCTGAGCGTTTGAATTAGGTTGGAAAAACGTGAGCGGCTGGCTCGAATCTCCGTAGTCGGACTGCTGGAACTGCCAAATCTTCCACGGGTGCATCTGCGTAATATCTTCCCCAGCCGGTAGACGCGATATGTTGACGCCGACCTGCGGGCCTGAACTGATACCCATATTATTAGCAAGGGCGCGGGCAGCAGCGTTACACATATTCTGTGCATCCATCGCCAAGTCAGCCACACCATTACCGTCAAGCCGACCGGGTATTTTTTCAAAAGAAGTAACGTAGTAGGGCTTTCTGCCAATGGGGTCATAGTTTAGTACTGCCTTGATAACTGTATTCTGTACAACCCACACTTCGCACGGGTAGGAAAGCGCGGTATCTTGTATTTCAGCCTCATCCATGCCCCACTCTATTAACATCTTACCGGGAATGGAGTCCCATAACTGGATAGCCGTTACAATGTCGGCGTGCGCATCGTCGTAGTCTTTACCGTCGTCGAAGTCGTGAATATCATCTGCGTCAAGCCAAGAGTTGCCGCCAGTGCCAAAATCAGCAAGAACTGTTCTAATCGCGTCATCGGAATATCCCTCTACACCAAGCATTGCCTGTAAATCGTCCCTAGTAAGATCGTGCAGCTCAATACAAGGCATGTTGTCAATGTCGTTGCCCCACGGTGCCCAGTAGAACTTGAACGGGTCAACACGCTCCCATTCGTCGCGGACTTTCTCGACAATCTCAAGCCCGCCCTGCTCTGTATAAGCCGGTGTCTTGCGCTTGCGCGGTACTGGGCCTTTCAACACAGCAAACGGGAACGTCGCTATGTCGTCAGTAAATTCGTGCATGGCTTTGGAGAAACCGCCCTCTACGAGCTGGTCTTCCATCTTCTTTTCCATTCGGTCAACGCGCTTCTCAGCCTCGTCCTTCATCTGCCGCTTGGCAGTGTCTTTCATGTCAGAGGCAAGTTTCTGAAGCGTAATCGGGTCAAGCGGAGCGTTCCCCTGCTGATAATACATCATCAGGTTCTGCTGCATGATCTGCTCTAACTGGGCAACTATATGAGGAGGAACGTCAGGAACAGGAGTAGGAGCAAGACTCCAAGGTTTATCGGTTCCAGTACCCAGCAAAGTATCTCGCAGCCATGCGGTTGCAGTCCGGCATTTGGTCGACACAATCCCCATGAAAATTTCTGAACCGCCCTGCGCTTTAATCTCTCGTAGTTTCTCAGGTTCATATTCCATGTTCCTCGCACGAACGCACTTCTGGAGTCTGTCTTCGATTGTCTCGCGCTTGAAATCGCGCATGATTGTCCAACGGTGGCGTACGTGTGCAGCCAACCCCTGAATTACAGTCGATTGATTTTGTTCGTCCGAACGGCGTTTCGCTTCGGCCTCAAGGTCTGAGGCTCTGGCTACTGGGATGAGAGCGGGGCCGAGAGGCATAGTAGTATCTTTTAGCTAAAAATATTACTCTCACAGTAGCAGATTCTGCTAACATGTCAACAAGTTATGTCCAGCCAACCGCACTTACTGGTTTAATTTCGCGTCTTGACGACGACTCCAGCGATTTCCCGAACACTTCCCCGCCGTCAGCGTGAAGGCACAGATACTGAAAAGCGTCAGCAATATCTGACCAAGGATGTGATTTCTCAGGCTTTTCATCTTTTACACCCTTGGTATTTATCTTGTACCGGTACTTACCAGCCAGAGCATGTATAAGAGATACCCCGTCGTCAGGGTCGATAACAAGACCGTACTTACCGTCGACCACTCTAGTAAGGTAAGTCTCCACCGCCGCGAGTCTGGCTGCGATTGAGTTGGTTCTGGCCGGTTTGACAGTAAATCCTTCAGCTTTGTATATGTCCGCAACCGATCTCTCATCCGTCTGTACTCTCTGAAACGCTGCTGGGTCGATAATGACGATATATGTCCTGCCGGGGAACTTGTTAGCAAGGAGTGGCTTGAGCCTTTCCCTAACGAATCTAAGTGCGCCCGTGTCCTCGGAGATAATTGAATCGTATACGATAACGCGTCCGTCATAAGCCACCTCTCCTATTACCGCAGCGGGTGTCAGCCCCGCATCCACCCCGATTAGTATCGGGCTACTAGACGCCATCGGCTTTATGGGCTTTTTGGCGACGTGATTTTGTCTGTCAAACGCTCTAAAAACTGGTTGACCGCTAAGTGACTTACCGAATTTTGCATGTATATACACGTCAATCCAGTCCGCAGTTTTACCTTGTGCGAGGTTGTCGTAGTAATCATCTGGCAGAAACTGTGTCCAATCTGCGGCTGGGTCGAGTCCGCTGGGCTGTATCGTGACATGCACGTTCTCCGGTGGGTCTGTTAACAATTCTTCCCAGAAAGTGTCCTGATCCGGCGGGTTGGTCATTCCCCATACGTGCGCGTTCGGCCGTCCGTCATCTGTCTTACAACCCACACCGTTTATCATCTTGTCAGGATAACGGCCTACACGTCCCTGCGCTGCGTTGTAGATGTCGGGGTGGATTTCGCGGAACTCGTCAAATACGATAAATGACGCTTGTAGGGAAAGAAGGCGACGTACGTCGTTAGAGTCATCAAGGCCACGAAACAGTACTTCACACTCAATATCCCCCACGTTAATGACAAACTTGTACTCCGTCTTCAGGAAGTACCCCATGACACCATCAGGTATCCACTTTACAAAATCTGGAATAGACGTATCGCGTAACTGCTCGCGGGTGTTACGTACCCACACACAGCGGCTTTTTCTGACGCCGTTCTTGTCGGGTGCCATCTGTGCCGCGTGGTAGAGAATCTTCATAATGCCAGCCGTGGTTTTTGTCGAACCAATCGGGCCGACCGCCAGCGATATGAACTTGTCGGAATAGTAGAACTCGTCGAGGCTTTCAATTACCTCGAAGTTAATCTCATGTGCCATGTCAGCCTTTTACGATTTTCTCGTTAGCTGCGCAGACCTTCTTGGCGAACGCATAGGTTTTAGTCCAACCCATCTTGCGTCCTGTTAACTTGTTAATCAGATAGTATTTCACCTGTAGCTCCTTCGATAGTAAGTGTCTCATCCCGATTCTTTGCCCGTGTGATGTTAATAACCACCTGTGGGCCACCACCGGAATCGGATTTTGTGTCAGGTTCCAGACGCCCCATCTTGTTGAGCATTTTCTGGAACTCGATTTTTGTAGCCGGGTTTACGTCTGGTCGCTGCATGTGGCGAAACAGGTTATCCAGATTCACGGCACCCATCAGACGGGCAAGCGTCTCCATCTTCGACGGGTCTTCCTCAATCATCTGAAGATTACCGCGCGATAGTACCGGTTTGTTAGGGTCGAGAACTTTGTCTACTTGGGCGTTCATGGGTGCAAGTGTTGACGTGTTAGCAGGTTTTGTCAAGATCAAAAGGTATATTAGGGTTTTCTAATATAGGTAAAAATGGGGGGTGTGATGTATGGACTACTTAAGCTAGGTCGGGGCGGGGGTGCCCCCCTCGTCCCCTCTACCCCCCCTGTTCACGACAGACATCTAGCGTAAGTCCCACTGAGGCAATCGCTCTTTAACAATCTGTCCCTTTATATGCTAGGCATATCTCCGTGCACCATTGCGCCCTGCGAAGCCTACCATCGGATAGATTAGCGTGTTCTTTAACAATTAGTTTGTGTGTAAGCAAAGCCGTCACTGGATAGTTGCGTCTCGGGTTGAGAATCCCGCACGCCAATTATTAACGGTTATGAGCCGGTCTTGCCTGATAAAGCGTTGGTATCGTATGCCTACGCCCATAGTCTAGGTGCGACTGAGCACGGGCTGGTTACCCGTGCGCCCTTTTCAGGGTTTATCAGCATGGCAATGTCGCCATGTCCATAAATCTTCATTAGGAGAATACCATCATGTCTATCGAACTTAACAAATCCGAGTCTGCTTTCGTCTCTAAGTTAATGGACGCCTCTTTTGGCAATGCCGAACTCATGCACGAAGGCGGCGTTATGTCTGTCAAAAAGGCTTACGCAGGAAACGTTCACTTTGCAAGGGCTTGCTACAATGCCCTGCGTGTCAAAGACCGTGCCGAGTTTGCAGGTTTCCTGAAACGCTACGGGCTTAATGTAACCAAAATCGACCGCACCAATTTCGACATTGGCGGCGTGCTCAATCCTAAGAACCAACGCAAGCATATCGAAGGTGCAAAGGCTGATATTGCTTACTTCCGTCTGGTTGACGCTCACGTTCCACAGCGCAAGTCACCCAAGGAAGATACCCGCACTCCTATGCAAATTGCACAGCA